ATTATATCTTAAAACATTTATATAAATATATAAATCAAAAACATTTATAATAAAAATTGAATTTTTATAAATTTTCATATAAATAGTAAATACATAATAATTTTAGTATGGCTTCCAACGATGATCTTTCTAAGAAATATCAGAAGAAATCCGACAAAGAGCATGTATTAGATAATCCAGATACATATATTGGTTCTATTGAAAAAATTAGCTCTAATGTTCATATTTACGATGAAGCAAATCATAAAATTGTTGAAAAACAAATCAATTATATTCCGGGATTGTATAAATTATTTGATGAAGGTATTGTAAATTGTCGCGATCATGCTATTCGTATGGAGCAATTGCTAGCTGCTTCTACTTCGTCCAACGAAGAAAACAATTATCCTGTTACAAAGATTGACATATCTATTGACGAAACCGGAATTATTACACTAACAAATGACGGAAATGGTATAGACGTTTCAATTCATCCTGAATATAAAGTTTGGATCCCTGAACTTATTTTCGCCAATCTGCGAACATCTACTAATTATATTAAAGAAGAAAAGAAAATCGTAGGAGGCAAAAACGGGTTCGGCTTTAAGCTTGTATTAATTTGGTCAACATGGGGCAAGATTGAAACTGTTGATGCTAAAACCGGACAAAAATATGTTCAAGAATTTAAGGATAACTTAAACATTATTGAAAAACCTAAAATTACAAAATGCAAAACTAAACCTTATACAAGCGTGAGTTTTAAGCCCGATTTTAAACGACTAGGCATTGAAGGTTTTGACAAAGACTTTATTGCGCTATTACGGCGGCGAGTTTATGATATTGCTGCCGTTACAAATAAATCAATCAAAGTAAAATACAACTCTATTCCGGTTGACATTAAAACATTTATGAATTACATTGATCTATATATTGGATCAAAGACAGAAAAAGAGCGAATTTATGAGGAAGCAAATGAGCGGTGGGAGTATGCGGTTTGCTTAGCACCCAACGAAGAATTTACTCAAGTAAGTTTTGTAAATGGGATTTTTACATCAAAAGGCGGTAAGCATGTTGAATATATTGTTAATCAAATTGTGCGGAAATTAACAACTTATATTAAAGAAAAAAAGCATATTGATGTTAAGCCGGCATCAATCAAGGAGCAACTTATGATTTTCGTAAATTGCACTATTGAAAATCCGGCGTTCGATAGTCAAACAAAGGATTATTTAAATAGCGCCATTTCTAATTTTGGATCGTCATGCGAAGTATCCAGCAAATTTATTGAAAAATTGGCGAAAATGGGCGTAATGGCTACTGCGTGTAATTTAACAGAGGTCAAAGAAAATAAAGCAGTTAAGAAAAGCGACGGGTCTAAATGTAAAACAATTCGCAATATTCCTAAACTTGTAGATGCCAATTTTGCCGGAACTGCAAAATCGTCGCAATGTGTATTAATTCTTTGTGAAGGCGATTCCGCTAAATCCGGCATTATTTCGGGTCTTTCACGTGAAGACCGAAACTTTATTGGTGTATATCCAATGAAAGGCAAAATGTTTAATATTAGGGGCGAAAGTATTGGCAAAATTGGCGAAAATAAAGAAATCAGCGAAATTAAACAAATTGTCGGACTAGAGCACGGTAAAAGTTACACTTTGCATGACGTTAATACTAAATTGCGTTATGGCAAGCTCTTATTTATGACAGACCAAGATTTAGACGGTAGTCATATTAAAGGGCTTGCAATTAATATGATCGAAAGCGAGTGGAGCTCATTAATTGAAATACCCGAATTTATTGGCTACATGAATACGCCCATTTTAAAAGCAACGCATGGCAAAGAAGTAATTCCCTTTTACAATAATGGCGAATATGAGCATTGGAAAAAAGAACATAGCGATTTTGCTAAGTGGTCCGTAAAATATTATAAGGGTCTTGGAACAAGCACAAGTAAAGAGTTTAAAGAATATTTTGCACATAAAAAAATTGTAAATTTTACAAGCGTTGAAACATGCAGAGAAAGCATTGACAAAGTATTTAATAAGAAACGAGCAAATGACCGCAAAGAGTGGCTTTCTAATTATGATCGCTCTAGCTATTTAAATACGTCCAAATCATGTGTAACTTACGGCGAATTCATAAATAATGACATGATACATTTCTCTATTTATGATAATGAGCGTTCTATTCCCAACATTTGTGACGGTCTTAAAATATGTTTGAGAAAAATCCTATATTGTGCTCTTAAAAAGAAATTAACTAGCGAAATTAAAGTCGCACAATTTAGCGGCTATGTTTCTGAGCAGTCGTGTTATCATCACGGCGAAGCAAGTTTAAATGGGGCAATTATTGGTTTAGCTCAAAATTTTGTCGGTTCAAACAATATTAACTTATTTAAGCCGGAAGGACAATTTGGAACACGTCTCCAAGGCGGCAAAGATGCAGCCTCTGAAAGGTATATTTTCACGTATTTAAATCCTATTACACGCAAAATATTTTCAGAGCTTGATGATGCTATTTTAGACTATATTGATGATGACGGGACAAGCGTTGAACCGATTTATTATATGCCTGTTATTCCGATGATCCTTGTAAATGGAACAAAAGGAATAGGAACGGGGTTTAGCACAGATATTATGTGCTATAATCCTATTCAAATTATTAACTATTTGGAGGCAAAATTAAATAATGTATGTAATAAAGCATTGTTAATTGAGCCTTATTATCAAGGTTTTAAGGGGAAAATTTACCCTTGCGACGCAACGTATAAAAAATACATTATTAAGGGATGTTATGAAACTATTGGACCAGACAAAATTCGCATTAGCGAGCTTCCAGTAGGAACATGGACACAAGATTATAAAGAATTTTTGGAAGGGATTTTAGATGCAAAATCTAGCAAAAGCAAATCTTCAAAGTGCAACGATGAATATGTCAAAGATTTTGTGGATATGTCTACCGACATAACTGTTGATTTTGAGGTGTCATTTTATCCGGGAATTTTATCTAAATTAGTTTCGGAAGAACACGATTATGGCATTAATGGATTAGAAAAATACTTGAAGCTATATACTAGCCAGTGTACTAGTAATATGCATTTATTTAATGAAAAGGAGCAATTAAATAAATATGACAATGTATATGCTATTATTGACACTTATTATGTTATTCGTTATGATTATTATGCTAAGCGAAAGAAGCATATTATACAGAAGATTGAGTGCGAGCTTAAAGTTTTAAGCAATAAAGCGCGTTTTATTCAATATAATTTAGATGATAAAATTGATTTGCGTAAGAAGTCGAAAGACGCGATTTATAAAATAATGGAGGACTTTAAATTTGATTTGGGAGAGACACATGACTACAATTATTTAGTAAAAATGCCTATGGATTCCGTTTGTAAAGAAAATGTCGAAAAATTATTAAATGAGTATGAGCTTAAGAAAAACGAATTAGCAACTATTAGTGCGTCTACTTTAGAGCATATGTGGCTAAAAGAGCTGGACACCCTGAAGACTGCTTATAGCCAATTTTTGGAAAGTAATGTTAAAAGTGAAGATAAGTCTAAAAAATCTAAGAAGCAAAAGTAAGTAAATAAATAAATAAATAAATAAATAGAGATTTTAGATAATAATTTATATTATATTTATTATTTTTTTTATTATAATATTTATATTGTTATTGTTAGTTATTTAATTTTGTATGATTTTATATTATAAAATATATAATATAATATAAAATATATAATATAATATAAAAAAAATGACTACTCCAAATATTAAGAATTTAATTGTTTATAATTCTAGCAATGATATTAGTTATATTGAATATAATAAATCAGGATTACCCTTTATGTTTGACACAACATACATATATCATAATAATCAAAATTATAATGACGGTTCTTATTCTTCACAAGTTAGAACTATAAGCAATAATTTAATAATAGAAAGCGCAACTAGCAATATTATAATGTCTACACCTGCAAATAAAAATGTTATTGTTAAAAATAGCATGGCTGTAAATAATAATTTAGATGTTTCTAATATTATTAATACAAATAGACTAAGCGCTAATGATATTTCATTGTCAAATACTTTATATTTAAATAATTCAACTAGTGTAAATATTATTGGAAATGTTAATATAAGAGGACAGGTCAATTTTTCAGATACAGTTGGTAGGGAGGTGGGTTTTAAAGGTGATAATACTTATTTCTCTATAAGTACGTTTGCCGACGGAGATATTAGTGATAGTAGAATAATTTCATCAATAATTGACTTGTGTACTATAAAAAACTCTTACATTTCCAATAGTGCTATTGGATATGATGAAAATAATAATATATTACGATCCAAGGCGGTTTTTACCGACGTTTCATTACAAAGCCTAACATTTGACGGATCACAAAACGGTCAAAATGTTATTAAATTTCCTAATGCTATTAATAATAATTTACCTACGCTTATTCAAAGCTCTAATGATTATTCTAAATTAGAAATTAACAAACCTTTAATAATTGGAACAAGACCAATAAATACAAATATTAGCAATATTAGCATTTTTAATGGTGATATTAGTTGCAATACATTATATTATAAGCAATTAAATCCTGACATAAAATTAAATAATTATTTTGATGTTTCTATTGGCGCTGTTAGTGTGTCGGGAAATATTATTCCTATTAATAATACTTTTAACATAGGTTCCATTGATTACAAATTTAATGAAATACATAGTAATCGATTTATTGGAGATTTAAGCGGAACTGCTTCTTTTGCCAATGACTTGAGAAAAAACTTGGACATGAGTTTTAATAACTTGGACATTAGTGGAATTATTAGATTAAATGGAAATAATTTAAGCCAAACATTAACAGGTACTTATTTAACTATTTCGGGAGCAGATCTTTCTTTTCAAGAGCTAAGTGGAAGAATAGTTAGCTTAAGTGGAAATGTATATTCAAAACATGAGGTTGACTTATGTCTTAATACTATTTATGTTAGAAGATCAGCATTTGAGCTGTCATTTCAAGAACTAAGCGGAAGAATTATTGGTTTAAGTGGAAATGTACATTCGCGCACATTTGTTGACACATGTCTCAATACAAATTATGTAAAAACAAGCACTACAAATGCTAATCAATTTAGAATTTTTGATGATAAGTTTATTTTTGAAAGCTCGGGTAATTATATACAAAAAATTACTACTAGTTATAATAGTTCAATAATAAGCGAATGGAGAACTAATTGGCTAAGTACGGATAATCCGGTTATAAGATTTCACGCAAATGGAGACATTACTAATATAAATAATTCTTATGGTGGTTGGAGTGATATAAGATTAAAAGAAAATATTGTTAATACTGGTCCTAAATTACAAGATTTATTAAAAGTTAGAATAGTTAACTATAATTTAAAAGGTTTAGCTAGTACTAATAAGCATATAGGTGTTATTGCACAAGAATTAGAAACAATTTTTCCTAGTCTAGTTTCAGTAAATGAACCAAGCCCAGAAGATATTAGTGCTGGCAAAACAGAAAGCTACAAATCTGTTAACTATAGTTGTTTCACATTAATGTTAATTAAAGCCTTACAAGAAGAGCAAGAAATTATTAACAAACTTGAGACCAAAATAACAACATTAAATGAAGACTACAATGTTTATAAAGATTTACAAGAACACGCTAAATCACTTGATAATACAATAAATACTTTAAAAGAAGAAAATGTTATTTTAAAATATAAATTAAATGAAATTTTGAGCAAATTAGGAAAAACTAGCATCTAGTATTGTGTAACATTTGTATTGTGTAACATTTGTATTGTGTAATATTTGCATGATTTAGTTTTTAGTTTAAAACCATGGTTTTTGTTCTAATACTTTATTTGTTTTATTTGAATAAATTGGATGTGTTATTGGAATATGCATAGTGCTAGCGTCTTCTCTATATTTTAAGTAAGCAACTGCTTCATTAAATACATTATTTATACAAAAATTTAATACTAGTCCATTTAAGTCTTTTACTTGTGCTTCTATATTAGTATCTAAATTTTTAGAATATTGTAAATACATAGATCTCATGACCGTTACTATTTGATCTTCGGGTTGCTGATCTACTGCTATTCGTCTTTGCGATTTATCATAAACTCCTTGCCTTATTCCGTTTTGTATATATTGAATATTTTGCTTTGAAAAATAACTATCGGATAATGGTGAGCGTTGAAGATTTCCTGCTAATACATTTTGATAGTTTGTATTTGTGTTTACCGGAATTTTATCCATCATTGAAAATAATGTGGAAGTATTAGGACCCATTATGTTGATTTTTCCATTTGCAATTAAATTTGACTTTGAATTTGACATTTATTATATTATAATATAATTTTTAATTAGTTTTAATTAGTTTTAATTAGTTTTAATTATTTTATGTAATTGTTCAATAAAATATATATTATTTATATAATCTAATAATCTAATGATAACTAAATTTAATAAAATTGTTTTAATGGTTTCTAGTATATTATTAATATTGGGATTAATAATAGTAGGTGTTCTTATACTTAGAACTTTAGAAGGAGAAGTCTTTCCTCCTGTTGTTACAGATTGTCCCGACTATTGGAATGTTACATATAATAGTGCCGGTGAAATAATATGTAGAAATAATCAAATAAATGATGGATATGCAACAACTCAATGTAGGAATTATCCAACATCCAAATTTAATGTTAGCGGGACTTCTGCCAATGATATAATTTGTGAAAAATCTAAATGGGCAAAAAATTGCAATATACATTGGGACGGAATTACAAATAATCCTAAAGCATGTACAAAAACTACTATGTAAAATATTATATTTTTATATTTTTAGTATTTTTATTATTTTTAGTATTTTTAGAATTTTATTATTTTTAGAATTTTATTATTTTATTATTTTTATTAAACTTATTGTACTTTTTATAAATATAAAAATAATTTTTATAATAAG